TCTTTATCATCATAGATTAAAGGTTCTTCCATATGTTCTTCCACAGGTTCTTCAATTTCTATTTTTTCGTCTTCGTCAGGTTTTATATAATCAACAAGTGATTTTATAAAACCTAGTGATACTAGTGGTAATATAGCACCACTAATAATAGAAAGAATTCTTTTCTGGTAAATAAGATCCTCGTCCACAAGTCCAAATAATTCTATCCATTGGTTAAAGTTATTCAGATGCGAATATGCATAAAATGTATTACCCATTGCTTGAACCAAAGTAAGTGTTATAAAAAGACTCCAAACTATAAACTTATTCATTTTATCCAAAACGACAAGGGATGCTAACGATGCTGCTGCCCCAACCTCAAATGCTACAGCTAAAGATATAGCTAACCATTCGGGATTGGATAATCTAAAGAAATCTATGACATGTATAGTAGATATAACTGAAACTATCAGATACAGCATAACGAAAGTTGTTATGACAAATCCTCTTATTAGTTTATTTTTATTATACATATTAAAAATTTTATTGGTTTATTTCCTTTTCTATCTCACTTTGTCTATTGACATCCAGTATTTTTCTATCAGTTGATTGGATCATTCTTTTTTCAACCTTAAGCCCCTCAATTTTGATATCCCTACTAGTCGGTAAACTATCAACCTTTGCTTCAACTCTAACTATATCCTTCTTCAGTGTCTTTATATCTGATCCATTTCCGCAGGATTTAAAGTATAACAGAACCAAAAGTCCAATAATAATTTTATTACCGTGTTCATTAAAAAATTTATTCATAATAATTTATTTAAAAGATTTACACCCTATATATCCTAAAAAACAAACACAAAAAAAGCTAGACAATAATCTAGCTTTTTTTGTGTTTGGTTCGGATATTATCCTAAAGTCATACCTTGCATTGCTGCATTAAGTTGTGCTTCAATATCCTTGATGTCAGTGGCATCTTTTTTAGCATCAGCTAAAGCTTGGTCAAAAGCTTTATATAATGTGATAAATTCAGTTGCGCTTGTTAAGCCAACACCTTTAGATTTAGATATAAAATAGTGACTAGCTTCTAAAGGAAGAGCACCAAGATAGATAACATCGTCTTTTATACCATCTTTTTCAATTTTCTGAATCTCTTTATTAATCTGCATGATACCAAGTGCTTCAGTTGAATTCCATTCGGCCTTATTTGTTACAAAGTCTTTGTAGAGAGAGAAAATCTCCTTAGTACACGAAACTGCGTAAACCTTAGCTCTAATTTCAGATTTTTTATCCTCAAGTTTTTCTTTTAATTCGCTGATTAAAGCATCATCCAGGTTGCTAACAAAATCATTATCGTTAAAATCAACCGCATCAGATGCTCCTGGACCAGCATTTACACTCTCGATTTTTACCGCTTCTTTTTTACCGTTTTTTGACATAATATTTTTTTATTTTATATTTTTAGTAATTTTTTATATTTTGTTTCTATGCTAGATCAAAAATATCAAGATTATTGCATCTATTTTGATCAAGATATGCTCTTAATGGTTCTCTTAGATCTTTGGCTGGGTATATCTTTGGTTCTGAATCAGGTCCTATGTGACATAAAAATCCACTTTCAGTTTCTATTCCTAATTCATCCTCCAATATTAACCTATATAAAGATATTTGTATTGAATATTCATTATGGTGATTTTCATACAATGAATTGAATGGTCTAAGCAATTTTTTATATCTACCCTTTGGATGATTATCGTCCTTGAATTCACCATTAGTTTTCCAATCTCCAAGAATGAAAAGAACTTTATTTCTCTTAGAGTCCCAGAATAGGAATGGCTGATCTATTGTTCCTGCTAGTCTCCATTTTTTAGAAAAAATTCTAAGTTCAGATTTTAATGGAACCAGGGAATGGAATTTTCTTGCATGTAAGTCAAGAAATTTATTAACTCTAGTTCTATATTCTGTTCCTGGTTCAGGTAATTCTGGATTCATACCACTCCAAAAATCCTCTATGAATTTATGAACTCTTGTACCAAGATCATTAGCAACGTCACCTTTTGCTTGCCACGCATTAAGTATAACTGCTTGGTCAACACCTTGCTCTCTAGCTTTTCTTTTAGACCAATATTCTTTATCGAATGGTGTTTTAAAATTCTTAAGGTATGTGGTAACGGAATCAAACTTTACACCCTTATATCGATAAACGTGGGATGGCTCATCAAAATTAAAATTGGTGTCTTCAAAAAATTTTAATTTTAAATTTATCTCATTTTTAACTTTTTCAATAGCTTCTATCATTAAAATCCAAATATATTACATATCCAGCTCCATTTAATAAAAATAGTTATTATGATTGCTATCTCCGCTATAAATCTAAATATCCAAAGCCAGCTAATTTCTCTAAACACAAATTGATAAACAACTAAATAAGAATCCTCATTAGTTCCTTTAACCGGATCTATCCATACCGTAAGCAATTCCTCGAGATTTAATGATTTTAAATAGTCATTAATTGGCTTTATCTCGGTAAGAACAAATGATGGTCTAGATTCCTTGGGAAAATCCCTTGACATTAGAACCTCAGGTGGTAAATTTATAACGGTGTATATTCTATTGAGGTAATCTCTTCTCAAATTTTTTCTACTCCATAAAGGAGAATTAAGCTCCTCTGATCTTATTTGTTTAGCATATTCCCGATATAGAGATATCTCTTTTAATACTCTAGGTAATTTAAACATAATATTTTATTATTTTATACAGTGAAATCTATCAAAGTTTCTCATTGGTAATACCTATGCTTCTTTTTTTACTTTATTTCTTGCCTTTCCAGTAATAACTTCAACAGCTTCATTTCCAATGTTTTTTGTAATCTTGTTTCTTGCTCTCCTTATTCTTGTTGCTACTGATCTTTTTTTGAGATCATATTTTTCGGCTATGTCCTTATATTTCATATTATTGATTTCCCTATCAATCATAATGTTTTTATATAAGTCAGGAAGACCCTCAATTTCATTAATAACGGACTCGTATATCTCCTCGAATTTACTAGTTTCATTAAAAAATGCATTGGATTGATCTTCCTCCATATTATAGGAACCTCCCATATCACCTAGCTCGTTATTGGAAGAAAAAAATTCCATTTCTAAACTTGTTCTTGCATAGTATTTTTTTTCTTCCTTCATCAACAGAAGGGTTTCATTCCTTGCTATATTATAACACCAGGTTGAAAAGTTTCCTCTCTCATCATTATATTGCTCTATTTTCTGCCATATCTTGGACATAGTATTTAAAAATGCATCCTCAGCTAGTGATGGATCCTTAACTATCAAAAAACAATGATTCAATATTCCGGGTTTTAATCTCTCAAATAAATCTTTGAAAGACTTATCATTTCTCGATCTAATAAATTCACCAGCCAATTTCTGAATATTTTTTTCCTTACCCTGCATTTGTTATTTTTTTCTTAAGATTTCAATTCCTGCCTCTGCAAGAAAAGCTATTGATTCTGGTTTTCTATAAATTTCTGAGAATACTACTCTACTAATTCCTGACTGTATTATAAGCTTGGAACATTCATAACATGGTGATAACGTCACATATAATGTTGATCCATCAGAACTCTGAGTTCCTCTCGCTAATTTTGTGATAGCATTCGCTTCCGCATGAAGGACATAGGGAAGAGTAATATCATCAATTTCACATATATTAGGAAATCCACTAGGGGATCCGTTATATCCATCCGATATAATTGACTTGTCTTTAACAATCAAAGATCCAACTTGCATTCTCCTGCATTTGGAGTTTTTTGCCCATACCTGCGACATCTCCATGTAAATTAAATCCTTCTGATGTTCTTTTTCTTCCGAATCAAGTTTAGAATTAACCTGATTTGAAAAATAAACTTCAAAGTAATCTTCCAATTTATTTTTTTTTATTTTCCATGTGGGGTTTTTTAGAAATTCTCCATTTATAAAGGATGTATCTTGGTAGATCATAAAGTTCATAGGCTGTCTTTTTTAATACCTACAAATATAATTTAAAAATACGGAGAAAAAAAATAAATTGGGAATTATTTTTTAAATTCTTCTAGAATCAGGTCTTATTGGTGCATCCATTGATGAAACACTTAATGGCCCCTCTAATAAAGAAGCTATTCTACTTAAAGCTGATAACATAGCATCTATATCTTTTTTTGTAATTGGTGCATCATCTCCTGGTTTTGCTTCTGCTGTTGATGTAGCGCTTTGAGATTTTCCTGTTTCAGTATTGGATGAGGCAGGGATAGGATTATTTTCCGCCATATTGGCTATTGGCGATTTTTGTTCTATATTAGATACAGCCTTAGATGCAACAGCTTCAGATTTTGCTTTAACACTTGGCATATTGGAGAGGGTAGGTATATTCTTCTTAATATCGCCAAGAATTCCTGGGGAACTTTCCTTCGATCCCTTATTAAGAAATGAAAGACCAGAGCTTAGAGCTCCTTTAGCAAAATCAGGAATACCCAGGCTTTCTTTATTAATAAGCGATTCAGCAGATCCTTTTAAAGATCCAGTTAGTTTATCTTTTAATCCACCAACTAATCCACCGCCTAATAATCCTCCAGCAACACCTTCTATTTTTCCCCCTATATTCTTGACATTTTCCTTAGAAAACATTTTGGAAAAAAGACTAGGTTTTTTTTCGGAAAGCTCAGATTTTTTCTTAGCAGATTCAGCATTTATCTTTTTGGAAGATTCCGTAAGTGTTTCAGTGGATGGTTGACCAGCTGGTTTAGATATTATATCTGGCTGCTTCTTTATATCGGGAGTTGATTCAACCGATTTTTTGGCTGTAGGTTTAACAAGTTGTTCTAAACCTCCTTTGTTGTAAGCATCTAATTGCTTTACAGCTTTATAATTATTAATATAGTACTCAATCTCATCATTCAACTCGGCAGGATCCGAATAAAAAGCTGGATCATTTTTTAGAAGTTCACTTTTCTTTGCTTCTATTTCCTCTTTAGTCGGATACTGTGTACCATTTTTTGCCTTAAGTTTGGCGTTGATTGATGAAGGGTTACCTGATAATATGGCTTCGGTTTTATCATTTGGTATTACTGTAGCATCTTTTGGTAGATTAGCAATCTCTGGCCCCTTTTCTCCTACCAGATAAGCACCAGGATTTTTAACAACACCACCACTCGCAAATCCACCAAGGAGTCCTTTACCTATATTACCAATAGATCCAGATATAAGATCCTTTACACCACCACCAGATACAAGATTTTTAGCCATTCCACCGATGTCCATATTCTTAAGATCCGTTATGCCCTTGAATGATTCGGTAATGTTTTTAACATCAAATCCCTTCAGACCTTGTTCAAGTCCTTTGAAATCTAATCCTTTTAATCCTTTCTCCAGTCCTTTAAAGTCCAATCCTTTCAAACCCTTTTCGAGGCCCTTGAAATCAAGGCTTTTAAGACCATTTTCGAGACCTTTAAAGTCCAACTTGTCTATACCCTTTAATCCTTCTTTAAGTCCTTTAAATTCGTCCTTAAGACCCTTAAGATCCATAGATTTCAATCCCTCAGCTATACCTGCCATGCTTTTAGCATCAACTGGAGATTTAGATTCCTCAGTATCGGATTTAACAAGGTCCTTACTGACCGTGGTGTTCTTTTTTACCTCACCCGAAAGCTTCTCGACATTCCTGCTAAGATCTAATAGTTGGGCAATAAGTTTTGGGTCAGTAATAGCCATATTTTGTTTGTTGTATATATTTTAAAAATTACTTAGAAAAGTTGAATAACTGTTTAAGTCCCTCGCTTTCCTGATTTTCTATATTTTCAGCTTCTATCTTTTTATTAAGATTTGCTAAAAAAATCTGGTATTCGTAATATGGTACATTTTCAATCCAATTCATATCCAGATCATGTTCATAAAACAATCTAAATTTAATATCCAAGTAATTCTCCAAAGATATCTGAAATAACGAAAAGAGATCTGAGCCCTGAGGGAAAGGCAATATCCGCAGTGACCTCCTTACCACAAACCGGACAAACTTGTTTCACATCAATCTCAGTACCGATTTTTATCTTCTCGGAAAGTCCAAAATATAAGCTATATTCCTCTTTGGTCCAATAATCAGCTTCCCTCATTCTCATGAGTATTTTTTCGCTATTTAAACCTCTCCATTCCTTTAGAATAAATGGTGCAATTTTTAAAAATCCCTCATCAATATTAATATTCTTTCCCGAGCAATAGATAATAAAGTCACTGATAGCACCATTAATACCTATAGTGGGAACAGTCATCTCGATGGTTTTACCAATCTTTTTAACATCAAACGTAAAGCTTCTAGTTGTAGGATTATAATAGCTAAGAATTTTTGGGTCCAATGTATAGGATCTTAATGCGCCAGTTCTTAATTCCAGTCCATTAGAAAATGGGCATTCAGCCTTATTATCGCATTTAGTCTTAGGCATTAAAATTATGGAATTTTCCCCACTTATAAATGTTAAGTCCCTTATAGCCATAACTGCAAAGAATCTATCCTCCTGTACAAGATCCTTAAATGAAACTACACCTTCACCAAGAAAGTCCATTCTAAGACACCTTTCTATAACATATCCAAGTTTTTCCTCTATATCTAATCTATCATCCTCATCAATAGTAGAAAAATGTCTTATTTCCTTAACATCCGCTGCTCTAATAGCTATTTTCGTTCCATTGGGATAAAATAGCCCACCTGATGGTAGTAATTCAACTGGTAGATTTTTCCAGCCAACATCAAATGACGGTGAATCCGCATACGATTGTGCTTTACCAAACGATGTTATGGGTTCAGGTTGAGGTTTGCCGTCATTTATATTCCCAAGATTAACTGGAGGTTCTGTCTTTACAATTACAGGTTGAATTGTCTCATCAGATACAAATTGTTTTTGATCCCCCGTGATTTTTACTTCCTGATTCACGACAGGCTCATTAGCTATAAGGGTTTCGTCATCCTCGATAGGATCATCATACACAATCCCACTTTGTTCCTCCCTCATCTTTAATATCTCTTCCGGTGATATATCTCTACTCATAAAAAGTTTATTTTTATTCTATATAACATACCACAAAAAAAAAGGTCAAAATCTGACCTTCTTTTTAATATATTTATAATTTTACATGAATAAATCTTCCCAATAATCACAAATCCAAGAAGTTCTTATTGTATAAATAGCTGGTGTTTCGTAATCAAGATCCATAGAATTTATAGGTTCACTTATAAAACATGAAGGTATTCTTATTCTTCTAAAAACGTCACCTTGCTTATTAAATATGGAAATAAGTATAGAACCAACATAATCATTTTTAAGCCCCATTGCTCCAGTTAATGGATTGTAAATTAAATCAGACCATTGTCTAAGTATTTTATAAAGCTCCATCGAATTCGAATTATTAAGATTGACCTCGAATTCCATACCAAGTGTCATATCCGTTGTTTGTGGTTCTCCTCCGGCATATCTTCTAGTAGCAAATTTATAGTTCTGGTTTACCGTTTGAGCTGGAGCTATATCAACAGCTAAACCTGTTATGGATTTTACTTGCTGTGTTAATATGCTCTCTCCCTGAAAAGTAGTCGCTGCTCCCACAATTGCGGCAGGAGGTGTTATTAGTACCTCAAACTGATTAAGAAATACAGGTTCAAAATTATTTATACCTGCAAGTGAATTTGTAAAATGTGGTAATCCAGCCATTTATGATTTTTATTTTATAGGAATAGATCATCCCAATGATCAACAGCAAATTGCATATCGTCTATTTTATATAGATCCGTACTTGTATAGTTTAAATTCATTGGCGATATTGGTTTAGTCGGAAACGTGTCTTTACACGTTATTCTTCTATAAACATCACCAGCTTTATTAAAAACAGAAATAACTATTGTTCCGGTATAATCGTTTTTTAGCCCCATCGCTCCAGTTAATGGATTATAAATTAGATCAGACCATTGTCTCAGCGTCTTGAAAACGTACATTGAATTTACATTATTAAGATTGACACTGAACGTAATACTAAGATCCATATAGGTATTCTCCGGCTTCGCACCAGCGTAATTTCTTTTAGCAAATTTATATTTTTGCTGCACTGTAGCTGGATTTTTATCGAGGGAAAGTCCACCGACTTTGCTAACGTGTTGAAGCAATATAGCTCCACCCGCTACAGCAGCTGGAGGTATTATTGTTACTTCGAATTGATTCAAATAAACAGGTTCATACTTGTTTATTGCTGATAATGAGTTGTTATAATGTGATAGTCCTGCCATAATTACTTATATTTATCTTTGTTCTTGAAAAGATCTAAATTATGCGAATTGCATAAATCCTCCAGCTGCTATTCCACCTGTTCTTGTAACAGTAATTCTATTAATGAATTTATGAATACCTCTAGCAGGCTCGATTATAATATCAATTATACCCATATTCATGTCTATAATAGCTGGTGTATTATTAGACGAATCCATTATTGTCTGGTAAGCATATATTCCACCGCCAGATCTAACACCATCAAGATAATTATCAACAAGAGTTTTAATTTCAAGTCTTATTGAGTCCTCGTTAAAATCGAAAAGGTAGTTTGCAAGTATTTCCTGTACATCGTTTTCTATGCTAATTAATAAGTCTCTTACGTGAACTAAATTAAATGCTGAATTTACTTGTTGGTAAGCTGTTTGGTTACCAAATATAACAACACCAACTCCTTTTCTTTTTAATATCGGATTAATACCAAAAGGTTCAAGATATCCTCTGTCCTCGTCAGTGAAATCATATTCAACACCAACGATATTACCACCACTAAGTATTCCTCTTTTTTGACCAGCAACGATAGCATAAGGTTCTCCGTTTGCAAATTTTCTAATAAAATTATTAGATACGTAAGCTGCAGGTGGGACGTTAATATTTTTGTTACCATTTCTTACAACTATATAGGGAGAATAAAATGCACAGAATTTAGATCCATCCTCCTCATTAGGTAAACTAAATGTATAGCTAGGATTAAGTGATAAATTTCCACCATCAACTATATATGATGTATTCAATGGAGGGTATGGATTTGAAGCAGTTGCTGCATCGGTAAATGAAGGGTCAGTACTAGCTCTAAATTGAGCCATGGATGGCGCATTTATAATTGCTAGAGCTTGCTGTCTCATTTTTGCAAGTCTACTAAATTCAGATTTAGATTCAGGCCCTATTATACCGCTAAATGTATCCACGATATATCTAAAAGATATTACGTCCTTAGAAGCAAGGGTTATAGCAATATTAGTATCATATAATACAGCTAATATTTCTTTAAGTCTTGCATCCGTACCATTTGGTCTATGTCTTTCCTTCATTGTAAAACCGTTGAGGAATGTAAAATCAAAGGAAGTTGTAAATTGAGGAATCGATTTGAATTTTTGTACTCTAAGATCTCCACCGATAGCTGAATAGTATAATACTGGTCTTGCAGTAATAACTTTTAATTTACCTTGGGTTGCTGTTACTGCAACAGATTTAACCTTCGTAAGTCTGCTTTGTCTATTACCAGTAGCAGGTTCACATATATCAAGATCAGTAGAAACTACCCAATCCCCAACTGCTAATGGTGAAACCCCGTTAACCATGCTTATAATAAACGTGGTAACATCTATTTT